GAATTTACTGACATTATGATGCTGGTTCAAATACTTCTCGAAAAGTGGCTTGAATTGTTGCTCTATTATTAAATGGTATTGATTTGCTCCAGTTTTCACAAACAAATTCAGAAGATGAACTTTCTCCAGGTGGAGTAAAAGTAAAGCTATCACTATCATTTGCTCTAGCATCTAAAAATGTTTCTATAGTATCTGCATCTGTTTCTGAGACATTAAAAGTAAAATTAAAAACTTTTGGATTTTGATGTTGTGCCAAACCAAATAAAATTCTATGCTCATATCCATCAGCAAACCTTATGGTACGAGTAAATGGTGCAGAACTTTTTTGTTGTCCATATGTAGGTTTTATTGAAGGAAATGTAGCCATTATGCAAGTAATCCTCCTGGTCTTTGTTGCTGTATTATTTCAGATTGTACAGCAGCAGAAATAAGAAGGCCAAGTTCTCTACCATCTTGTTCATCTCCTTCAACAGCAGAGCCAGAAGCATCTACATTAACTACTATATTTGTAGTTCCTGCACCAGTTTTTTCATTAGAAACTATTCTACCACCAGCATTTGGAACAAACATTTCTGGACCACGTTCTCCAACCATGTAACTTTGACCAGCAGTAACAGGGCCACCATTAGCTCTTTTAAAGAAAGATCCAAAACCAGGAATTGATTGAAGCAGAGCATTTACACCAAAATCAAGTAACTGTCTTTGAATTGATCCAAAAACACTACGAGCTACATCACCTAAAGTTCTAGTTCCATTTATTGCACCTTCTAATGCATCTACAATTCCAGTTTCAATAGTAGCTGCAATACCTTGATATAAAGCAAGTGTTTTTTCTAATGCATCTCTTAATTTAATATTGTCATCAATTTGTTTTAACATTTCTGGAGTTAAATCTTTTACTGCAATACCCATTTCTTTAGCAATACGTTTTTTCTCTCTTTCTACTTCAGCACCTAATCTGCCTAGATTTATTTGATTTTCTAAATCAATATTTTGATCTCTGATTGCTTTTGTAGCCAAATTAAACTGATCATTCCTAAGTTGACCCATTTCAAGTAATTTTCCTTCTGCAATTAATTCTTTTTCTATGGCTGCTATCCGACTTTTTAATATATTTCTTTTTGCTCTGTTTTGTTTTGTGCTTTTAATTCCTGATAATCGCTCTCTTAATGCATTTAATTCATCAACTTTAGTTCCACCTTCAGCTTCAGCTAAAGATAACAACTCTGAATCTCTTTTTTGAGTTGCACCAGTGATACCACCAGCCATATCTGCAAAGAATTTAAAAAATGGAGCTAATGCAGCTTGCATTTTTGTCATTGCCAATTTGAAAGAGTTACCAAGAAGACGACTTGATTCTGCAAATTCTTTAAGATTTTTCACACCATTTTCACCAATTGCTTGATTCATCCTTTCTGTAGCTACTGCCAATGCAACGTGTCTACCTTCGGATTGTTCAAGTATTTTTAATCTTTCAGCTTCTACTGTTCCAGCTATTCCTAATGAAGTTGTAAGTTGTTCAATATTTGGATTTAACTCATTAAAAGCATTACCTAATGCATTAATATTTGTAACTAGTGTTGTAATTTGTTGGAGAACAGCAGTGGCAACAAGACCTCCTGCAAAACCTCCCATTTGTCCACCCATT